TTTAACAAACGTAAATAGTAGTTCTCAGATGGCTGAACTAAGAATTGATTGGTACGAATGACATTAAAAAAACATCAAAACCCAAGTGGTGGACTTAACGAGGCTGGGCGCAAATACTTTGAGCGCAAAGAAGGTGGCAACCTACAAGCCCCAATTAAGGGTGGAACCAACCCAAGAAGGGTATCTTTTGCTGCTCGCTTTGGTGGTATGGCTGGGCCTTTAGTAGATGAGAAAGGCAGACCAACTCGATTAAAGAAGGCGTTGCAAGCGTGGGGATTCGGTAGCAAAGAGGCAGCTCGTAACTTTGCCAATAGACACAAAAAGGATTGATATGGCTGAAATGATGAGATTAAAACCAGAGGACATCCTCAAGCGCCACGATATTGCGTTGCGTAAGAAAGAGGATTTTAGAGACCTATACGATGAGGCATATGAGTTTGCTCTGCCACAGCGCAATCTCTATGACGGCTACTATGATGGCAAGGTTGGCGGTGCTAAGAAGATGAATCGTGTGTTTGATGCAACTGCTATTAATTCAACTCAGCGCTTTGCTAATCGTCTACAGTCAGGAATATTCCCACCACAACGTAAATGGTGCAGATTAGAAACTGGCCCAGATATTCCAGAAGACCGCAAAGCAGAGGCATCCGCAGCTCTTGATATCTATGCAGACAAGATGTTTGCAACTCTCAAGCAGTCTAACTTTGACATTGCGATGGGTGAGTTCTTGCTTGACCTAGCAGTTGGTACGGCTGTAATGATGGTTCAGCCTGGTGACGATACCAGCCCAATCAACTTCATTCCTGTGCCACAGTTCTTGGTTGCCTTTGAAGAGGGCGCAAATGGTCAGGTAGACAATGTATACAGACGTATGCGTATTAAGGGCGAGGCTATTATCCAACAATGGAGAGATGCCGAGATTCCTACAGACTTACAGCAGAAGATTGACCAAAAGCCAACCGAAGACTTTGAGTTGATTGAGGCTACAGTATTTGATCCAAAGCGTGGAGATTTCTGCTATCACGTTATCCACAAAGAGTCCAAGCAAGAGCTGGTCTATCGCAGACTCAAGAAGAGTCCTTGGGTAGTCAGTCGCTACATGAAGGTAGCTGGTGAGATATACGGCAGAGGCCCATTGATTACTGCGTTGCCTGATATCAAGACATTGAACAAAACACTAGAGCTAGTATTAAAGAATGCATCTTTAGCTATATCTGGTGTGTATACAGCTACTGACGATGGAGTTCTTAACCCAGCAACTGTCAAGATTATCCCAGGAGCAATCATCCCCGTAGCCCGTAATGGTGGCCCACAGGGAGAGTCACTAAGGCCATTGCCACGAGCTGGTGACTTTAGCGTATCTCAAATTATCATGGGTGATTTGCGTGGAAACATCAAGCGCATACTACTAGACGAGAGTTTGCCTCCCGATAATATGTCTGCTCGCTCCGCAACAGAAGTCGTAGAGCGTATGAAGGAGTTGAGTCAGAACCTTGGATCTGCATTTGGCCGATTGATTAATGAAACCATGATTCCACTTGTATCTAAGATACTGCAAGTAATGGATGACAGAGGCATTATCGATATGCCTTTGCGTGTAAATGGTCTAGAGGTTAAGGTAGCGCCAGTTGCCCCATTAGCTATGGCTCAGAATATGGAAGACGTAACCAACGTCATGCAGTTCGTGCAGATGGCTCAAGGCTTTGGACCAGAGGGTCAAGCAACACCTAAGATGGGCGAGATTACAGACTACATTGCAGACAAGTTAGGCATCCCAACAAGGTTGCGTAATGACTCAGCAGAGCGCCAATACAATCTCCAGCAGATTGCTCAACAGGCAGCTCAGGTTGCCGAGCAAAACCCAGAGGCTGTACCAGAAATGCTGAAAATGGCTGGAGGCTAATAGATGAATGTTGACGGATGGGCTGGCCTAGAAAGTGTAGTTACAGATATTCGCGATGTTGACCAATCAGTAGAAGACCTAAACAAATTATGCCTCCGAGTTCTCAGCTCAGAGGATGGCGAAAAACTAATGAAGTGGTTAAGAGCCACTTTGTTAGAGCAGCCAGTTGCCTTGCCTGGCGCTGATCCTAGCTATGCTTTTTACCGAGAAGGACAAAACAGCGTAATTAGGGATCTTGAAGCAAGGATTAATAAAGCAAGGAAAATGTAAACATGGAAACTACCGAAGCAGTCCAGCCCACAGAGAATGGTGGCCTACTGGACTCAGTAACAACTGAGGACAGCCAAGGTACCGAGCAGCAAAACCCAGAATCAACACAGATATCTCATTTAGCAGAGCAAGAGGATGACACTCCGCTAGACCGGCCTGATTGGTGGCCTGAGAACTTTTGGAAGAAAGACGATTCAGCCCCCGATCTAGAGGGCATAGCCAAGTCTTGGATGGATCTTAGGAAACAGATATCGCAAGGCAAACACAAGGCACCCGCAGATGGTAAGTATGATGCATCCGCATTTGGTGCTGTTCCTGAGAATGACCCAGTTCGTAGCCACGTTATGAGTTGGGCGCAAGAGAATGGGATATCGCAACTCGCTTTAGATAGTTTGGTTAGCAAGGTTGTTGGTATGGGGGCAGAGAAAGTAGAGTCTGTTACCAGATCACTTGCTGAAGAGAAAGCATCTCTTGGCCCTAACGCAGATGTCATTATTAAAGGAATGACAGATTGGGCTAGAGGTCTTGTAAACAAAGGGGTATGGGGCAAAGATGATTTTGAAGAGTTTAAGTACATGGGCGGTACTGCCAAAGGCTTAAAGGCTTTGATGAAACTGCGTGAGACCTATGAAGGTTCTCGCATCCCAGTTGAGTCTGTACCCATTGAGGGCGCTCCCTCCAAAGACGAGTTGTACCAAATGGTTGGTGATCCTAAGTACAAGACAGATCCATCCTACCGCGCCAAGGTTGAGAAGATGTTTGCTCAAAATTTCGGCTAATATAAAGAATCTCCTCACGAGAGTGACCCTTGCCCCGGTGCAGTTTGCCGGGGGTTTTTTTATCCACATTTAGTAGATGTAAAAAATATTTCACTAGATGTTGTATTTTTCCTACATTTCTGCTAGAAACTCATTAAGGCATACCATTTAGTTGGCCCTTGATGCAGATTAATCTGACGATTGGCTACCGCAAGTAGCAAGCGTAGGCCCTGGCAACAGGCACACCAAAGCAAAAACCCAATTTATTTTTTACCTATTTAGGAGAAACACATGAGCATTTCATTATCTAATGCCTTTGTTACCCTCTTTGATGCTGAGGTAAAACAGGCTTTCCAGGGCAAAGCAATGCTGGTAGGTGCTGTTCGTCAGCGTAGAGGAGTAGAAGGTTCTACAGTTAAATTTCCAAAAGTTGGCAAAGGTGTGGCTACCCCACGCATTAGTCAATCTGATGTAACCCCATTAAACGTAGCATTTTCAAGCGTAACTTGCACCCTATCTGACTTTAATGCCGCTGAGTACAGCGACATTTTCAGCCAGGCTAAAGTTAACTTTGATGAGCGCCAAGAGCTTGTACAAGTTCTAGGCCACGCTATTGGACGTAGACAAGACCAGTTGATTCTTGATGCTTTGACAGCATCTAGCACCAGCTTGACTGTTTCTAACGATATCGGTGGTAGCGATACCAACATGAACGTAGCCAAGTTGCGTGAAGCTAAAAAGTTATTGGATAAAAATAACGTACCTCCAGAGGGCCGTCACATTATCCTCCACGCAAATGGTTTGGCATCGTTGTTGTCTGAGACAGCTGTAACTAGCTCTGACTTCAATACTGTTAAAGCACTTGTTGCTGGTGAAATCAATACGTTCTTGGGCTTTACTTTCCATATCCTTGGTGACCGCTCTGAGGGTGGCCTAGCAGTTGATGCGTCTTTAGACCGCACTTGCTTTGCTTTCCACAAAGATGCCATCGGCTATGCAGAAGCTATTGCTCCACGCACCGAAGTTAACTACATCCCTGAGAAGACCTCGTTCCTCGTGAACAGCATTTTCTCAGCCGGTGCAATTAACATCGATGATGAGGGTATTGTCAAAATCACCGCTCGCGAATCTTAATCTAAGGAGAGAATGATATGGCATATTCTAATACTGGTTTAGTAACTGTTTGTGCATCGAAGTCTGGTAATGCACCATCGATGTATTTATATAAAACAACAGACACCCAAGCTACAGTTAATACTGTAAGCTACTTTGACAGCATTGCATCGCTGTTAAAAGTGGGTGACATTATTTTTGTCTATGACGCTACTACCCCCAGCTTAGTGTTGACTTACGTCAACGCTGTGTCTTCAGCTGGTGTGGTTGACATTGCTGATGGTACAACTGTAAGTGCAACCGATACTGACTAATAGTATCTAGTAACAAGATGGGCTATTGCTGGCAAAACTGGCGATAGCCCATTCTTACATTGGAGATTTAAATGGCAGCTGGCGATACCGCACTATCAATATGTTCTGATGCTTGCGTGATGTTAGGCGCAAAGCCAATCTCCTCATTTAATGAAGGAACTGATGAGGCATCGATTGCAGACCGCTTATATGCGGATATTCGCAATCAAGCCCTTATGCTTTACCCTTGGTCATTTAGCTTTAAAAAGACCTCTATTGCTCAATTAGTAACAACACCTACTAACGAGTACCGCTACGAATATCAGTTGCCTGGAGACCGATTAGGATCCCCAAGAGCGGTATATGACACTAATGCCACAGGCATCCCGCCACGCAAAGAATACAGAATCATGGGTAGCAAACTGCTTACCGATTATCAACAGGTTTATATTGACTATCAATACGCTGTACCTGAGTTTGAAATGCCCAGCTATTTTGTGCAATTGCTCAAGTACATGATGACTTGGCACCTTGCATTACCTATTACAGACCAAACAGAGAAGAGCCAGTATTGGCAGTCTGTCGCTGTTGGCTCACCAGCTGAAAATGGCAGAGGTGGATATCTAAGACAGGCTATGAACATTGATGGCCTTAACCAGCCAACCAACGCAATTAACGATTTCTCACTTATTGCTGTGAGGTATTAATGGCTCGCTTTGTCTCTATCCAGACAAACTTTTCTACTGGTGAGTTAGACCCATTGCTCCGAGCAAGGGTTGATTTGGCTGCCTATCAGAACGCATTAGAAGAGGCTACCAATGTGGTGTGTCAGCCACAGGGTGGCATTAGACGTAGACCTGGCACCAAGTACATTTCATCCTTGCCAAACACTAGCACAGAGTCTGCTGGCAACGGAACCCGATTAGTTGAGTTTGAGTTCAGCACATCGGATTCCTATATGCTTTGCTTTACGCATAATCGGATGCACGTTTTTAAGAATAAGGCTTTGATTACAGCCATTAATGGTGGTGCTAATAATTATTTAGATACATCTGCATTGGGGCTTACTGGAGCTAGGTTGGCAAACATTGTATGGACACAATCTGCCGATACGCTTATTGTGGTTCATCCCGACATTAATCCAATTAAGATTGTTCGCGGTGGCACAGATGCTACATGGACAGGCACAGCAATTACTTTCGACTCTATTCCAAAGTATGCTTTTACCGCTGCCTTTTCTAATCCAGCGGGTACGCTAACACCATCGGCTGTATCGGGTAAGATTACATTAACCGCCAGCTCCTCTGTATTTGTGGCTGGAAGTGTTGGCCAATACGTCAACGCATCTCCACAAGGTAGAGCTAAGATTGTTAAGTACACATCTGGAACCTCAGTAGATGCTATTACTGAGTTCCCATTCTTTAATACCTCTGCCATTGCTAATGGTTCGTGGGAATACGAGTCAGGTTACGAAGATGTGTGGAGCGCTGGTAAAGGCTATCCGCGCTCGGTAACATTCCATGAAGGCCGTTTATATTTCGGTGGATCGAAGTCGCGCCCCTCTACCATATGGGGTTCTAAGGTTGGACTGTTCTTTGACTTTGACCCAACAGAAGGCTTGGATGACGATGCGGTTGAGGCTACACTAGACACCAACACATTCAACGCTATTGTTGACATTATCTCTGGTAGAGAC